TGCGGAGAGTTCAGCATTGCGGACGTGCGCCGGGACGTTTGCGGAACCAAAAAGGGTAATGTTACTCATCTTGTGTCTTTCTTAGTTAGACGGTTTACGAACTGAAATGTCATATTCTGACGATGCCTTCAAGCCCGGTGGTACGACCCCGGGATTGTCGGAAAGGAACTGCGCCATATTGCCCTGCGCGATACGTTTCTCCAGCAGATCAACGGCTTCATGTTCAAGAACAAAGCGCTTGAACTCATCCCAATCCTGCGTGGAGTACCGTGTCTTCGTGGTCAACATGACCGTACCCTCGGTGGTTTTTACAGACGTGACGCCCATCGCCTTCATCTGATCTTTCATAGCGTTCTTGACGCCCTCCTGTTGGGTTTTAATCGCCTCAACTTTTGTGTCGTACTCCTCGGTAAGTACTTCGATTGCTGACCGCATCTTGCGATAAATTCTGGCAAGCTGGTCTAGCGGCATAACTTCTTCAGACATTTGCTTCTCCTGTTTTGTTGTCTAAGGTTGGACAGTTTACATGGAATAAATACGTTTGCAATACCCTTTCATGATTTAATTTCCGTATCGAACATACGTGTTAACAGTGAGTGGTCGCTCACTTTCCCCTCAAGTGCCTTGAACATTCGTTTCTCTATCGGAGAACTCTGAATATGCACGACAGTAACTTTGTCGGAGTCCTGCCCTTTGCGGTCAGATCGGGCGATACATTGGGTGTACTGCTCAACAGACATCAACGGGCCATAGAACACAACGGTATCAGCAGCGGTAAGCGTAATGCCATGCGCCGATGCCTGCGGCTGCAGGACAAGGATGCGCGGACTAGGCTCGTTCTGAAAGCGCCGGATGATGTCCCCACGCTTGCTTGGTGCAATGTCCCCGTGGATCATCTCGGTGCTGATCCCACGCTTCAACAGGTGGTTGCTTATCGTGTCGATGGTGCTGCGAAACAATGCAAATATCAGCACCTTGCGGTTTGTCTCCTCCAGAATTTCCTCAAGCACCGACAGCCGTGGCGCAGAGTCGAACTCCACTGTCTCATGCGTGTCCGTATAAGCAGCGCCAGCGCTGATCTGCAAGAGCTTACTGACCCCAGCCGCTGCATTGACCGCCGTGATGGTCTGCCCTGCAGCCTGCACCAGCATACGTTCCTTGAGTAGGTTGTAGTACTTGTTCTGCTGCAGCGTCATCGCCACCTCACGCACCTCCGTGATGACAGGGGGCAGGTCTAAGCACTGTGCCTTGGTGAAGCGTATCGCTGGCTGTAACGCAGCGAACACTTTAGCTGGCGCGTCTGCCTTGGGTGCCCACTTGAACATCGTGATCTTGTTCAGCACCATGTCCCGCCACGCAGTAAAGAACTTCGGCACCCCGTTAGGGTTCACCAGCTTGGCTAGGCCATACGCATCGGCAGGAGACTGCGATGCAGGCGTCCCGGTCATCATCCACAGCAGCGTGTGCGGCTGCAGAATTTTCTGAAGTGCCTTCCATCTTTTTGTTGTCGAGGTCTTGTAGAAATTTGCTTCATCGACAATGACCAAATCGAAGCGCCCATCGTTGCGAATTTCATCGGCTATCAGGTTCAACCCATCGTAGTTAATGATGACGAACTCGTAGTCACGCTGAACCATCTCGATACGCCGACTAGCTTGCGCATGGTGGGCAACAACTACGCTTCGGTGAATGATGCTGTTGCTGATGTCCGCAACCCACGCTGACTGCATGATCGACAACGGACAGATGACAAGGCACCTACGCACATCACCACGAGCCATCAGATAGTCAGCAGCCCACAGCGCACTGAGCGTCTTGCCTGTACCCGGCTCACTGAAACAGAACGCCTTGCGATGCATGGTGAAGAAACCAGCAGTTTCTATCTGATGCGCCATTGGTATGTAGCGCCCGGGCCAGTTGTAGCGCCGTGTTATAGGCGAGGTTATATCTTTGACACCTAAGTTTTTAAGCACCTTGGATTCTTCAAGGCCCCAATAGACAGCGACCTCAAAAGTTCCATCGCCGTGATCTGCCACGACTTTGGACTTTGGAATGATGCTGTACTTATCGGGGTTTCTTGTTCGCAGCAGAACTGCTTTGTCCCCAATGATTTCCATTACTTGTTATCCCCTTCGTTGGCGGACTTGGCACGCAGCCGCAGGTTGCCCGGTGTGGACTTGCCCCCCTTGCGCAAGGGCTTGATGTGGTCGATGTCCTTGCCTGCACGAGCTATGCCCTGCGCGTCATATGATCTACGCGCACGCTGCCTCTCGTGCTGGTCGGAGCCGGGGCCGGACTTGCCCGTCTTCAGGTCTTGCTGGTACTCTTTCTTGTAGTCACGAACTCGTTTAGTTGCTGTAGCCATATCATTTCCTTTCTAGTGTTTCGGATTGTGTTCACAGGAGAGAACCGAGCAGTATGGGCATAAAGGCGTCTGCTGTGGGTTCCACACCCCGCTCTCCATAGAGGCTGCTATCTTAGCTGTACGTTCACGGTAGCGCCACCACTCGGCGTCAACCTTATCCCGTGCCATTGCGTGCTTCACCATATCATTTTTCACCACAAACAGCAACGCTGACTTGACCTCCCGGATGTGGGGGAAGTGTGCGAACACCATCATCGACATCAGCTTCAACTGCTCCCGGTCAGGGTACTTGTTGTTTCCGGTCTTGTAGTCCACCACACGGGCAGTCAGGTTGTCATCATTGACAATCAGCAAGTCAGCTATGCCGCGCACCCACACATCCGGCGCTGTCCAATCACACGGCACAAGCTGCTCAGTCAGCGCCATCTTGTGTTCCACTAGCTTGCGTCCGGGTTTTGCCTTCAGGGAGTCAAGCACGCTTTGAATGAACGCATACTCAGGCGGGAGTGGTATGTCCTCCCCGATGTAGTCCTCTGCCGCTTTGTGAAGCGCAGTACCGTACAGCGTTGCCTGCGTGTCCTTGAATTTGAAGTTCTTAGCCACACGCTCCTCGTAGTAACGCCGGGGACAACCCTCATAGTTTTTTAACGAGCTATAACTGAATACTACTTTCGGCATGATGCGACCTTTTCTGTTAGTGCTTTCTCAATGTTCCAACCACGGGCGATACGTAAGCTGAGCGTGTCATGACGTAGCCCGTACTCCCTAGCCCACGCCGCCACGTGTTGCGTTTTTCCAAACGCAGTAATGCGGACATTGAAGCTGGTGTTACTCATCTGCTTCGCTTGGGTTGCCCACTCACAGTTAGTGGGGCCATATCCTTTATCATTCTCTCGTCGCTCAAGCGTAAGCCCTGTGGGGCACTCCCCCATATCCTTCAGAAACTGCTCAAAGGAAAGCCACTCTGTGGCTACCGTTATCCCCCTTCCCCCATAGCGCCAATACCACTGGCTGTTGGGGTTGGTGCACCGATGCACCATCGCATACCATGCTTTGTATTCACGTGTGCTGCTATACCCGTGGGTCTTGTTCGCGCAGCTTTTACATTTTGAAGTGCGTCCTGCCTTAACGTGTCCTGCTGAACGCCAGCGTGTATCCCCACAAGGGCAGCAGCACAGCCACTCCCGCCTTGTATGCCCCGAAGGATCACGGGGCATCCTCTCCTCCAGTACGGTAAACATCAGAACCTCGCTGAGTTGATTGCCTTTGTCAGGCGGCTTGAAAATGCAGTCACGAACTTCTCATTGTTGCGAAGCGTGCTGCCCATGTCATGCAGGATGGCGTGTATTACCTCGTGCCAGAACGTGTCTTCGATGTCCTTATCTTTGAACGCCCTGCCTGTCTTGGTACTGCACTCGGCAATCTGTATGCTCTTCTTGTCGTAGTCGATGTAGCCCATGTGCCCTGCCCGAAGGCAGGAGGCATCCAACACTACGTGATACCACACGGTTCCTATTTTTATCTTTCTCGGTATGTTCATGTCTTTGCTAGTCCATAACGACGATGTGCGCCACCGTCAGCGGCCAAGGGAATCCCCGGCAAGTATTTTGGTTCCATGACCATCTGCGCCAAGACCCAAGTCTTAGCGTCAGCAACGTCCTCATCCGGGACAACCACGATTTGTTCATCATGCACTGTTCCTACAACAGGGTACTTCTTAGCGACCCTCAACATACCATCAGTCATCACGCATCTCGCTACGCCCTGCGTGACATTGTTGGTAATTTTTCCTGAGTAGATTTTAGTCTTGTCCGCTCCGTATGTCCACTGAATCCGATCCTTCTCATCACGGGATGGGTGCAAGTCCGGGTACAGAAGCGACATCCCGCTGGGCAGCACAATCTCCCCCTTGCGGAACAGCAGCACGCCCTTGTGGTTGTACTCCTTGCCCTTGTACAGGCTGCGCTCAATAAGCTCCCCGCACATATCCCAGAAGGCCACCACGGGGGCAGCCGTCTTGCGGTACTTGTCGATGATTGCCTTGGATGCGAGACAGTGGATGAGCAGTTCCTGCTCAGTACACGTATGTGGAATGTCTCTTAGTTTCTTGACGTTCTCCTCCCAATCCAAGAACTTTGTCGCCATCTCGCGTGTAACCCCCAACTGCTTGGCAAACTCCTTGTCGTAGCGCACAGGTGGAGCGCCAAGGAACCCGGTCAGCAACTGAGCAGCAAAGCTGGCCCATCCGAGTCCATAACCTGCACCGAGTAGCGCGGACTTGGCCGACTGCCGCAGCAGGGGGTGTGTCTCCTTGGATAGGTCGGGGATGTTGAACATCTGAGCGCCGAAGGTAGCGTATGGGTCACCCCCGGCATTAAAGATGTGCAGTAGCTCATCGTAGTCTGCCAGCCATGCCAGCACACGCGGCTCAATCTGGCTCAAGTCGCCAACAACTATCTGATGGCCTTCAGGAGCCATGATAGCCTTGCGTAGGAAGCTCCCCCGCTTGAGATTCTGCATATTGATAGCAGACCCCTTTGCCGCAGTCCAGCGGCCCGTAGCGGCCCCGTAGTACGACAGCGGGACAGGCAGAGCGCCCCGTATACTGATGTCGAGGAACCGTTGCGCCCGTGTCCGCTCAGTCGTTGACTTCACAGCAAGTCGGGCCTCGCACAGCAGGGCTACGTCCTCGTTCTCCCCGTTAAGCATGGCCTGAAACAGCGCGTCTGTCTTGGCAAGGGCAAGCGTCTGCTCCCCGGTGGTCTTGCTCTTCTTCATCGGGGGTGAGACACCCAAGCTACGCAGTAGCTCCGCAAACTGTGGGTTACTGGCAAGGTGGCCCTCCTCAATGTTCAACCGGGCCAGCAACGCCTCGCGCTTCTCCTTCTCGTCCAGCAAGGCACTGGAGAGCATGTTGGGGTCTAGTGTGAGCATGGGACGCGTGTACATCCTGATCGTCATGTCGATCAAGCGTAGCTCCTTGGCAGGGTAGTAAACGACGAGGCGCTTGAAGATTTCTTCGCATAGAAACACATCGTGCTTGCAGTAGTCAGCCAACTCCTGTTCTATCACCGGGGTGAGTTCTTCAAGGCCATCGGTACTGTGCACAGCACGGCCCTTGGGGGGAAGGCCAAAGTCTTCAGCCAGTTTAGCCAAGGAGTTGCCAACCTCAACGCCACGTAGCGCACGGCCCATTGAGAGGGAGTCAAAAATGAAACACGGATGACACCCGTAGACCCACTCAAGAATAGCCACATCGAACTGACTGTTATGCGCAAGCACAGCAGTCTCGCTCCAGTTATACGTGGCGAAGATGCGTGGGAGTTCCGCATGGCTGTACCACTGCGTCTTCTTATCCGTGCCGTACTCATGGATGCAGACGCCGAAAGCCTTGAACCGAGGGTCGCGTATGTACTCCTCGGTTGTCATCTTGGACAGCGTGTAGTCTGTCTTGTCCCACCTCGTTTCAAAGTCAAGTGTCAGTAGTCTCCTATATGGTGCATTCAATGTACTTCTCCTGTTGTTGGTATGAGCATCTCGGCAAGCAACTCGGTCGCCAGCAGGCACTCGTTGTACGAAGCTTCCTCAGTCGCGTTTAGTGAAATGATGCGCAGCGCTGTGCCGACACGCGATATAAGTATCGTGCTGTTATCCGGCACCTTGGCGAAGCACCGGGCAATGCCCAAGACAATCAAGGCAAAGTGGCTCCTCTCCACAGGGGTCAGTGCCTTGACGATGTTGTCCATCTCGTCCGCCTGCTCTCTATTTTCTGTTTCTGATTTCACTTATTAACTCCTTGAGCATGTGGATGTTTTCTTCGTTGATGATGACTGCTGTCCCTCCCGCTGCTTGTATGGCAGCAAGCTCCCTGTCCTGTAACGCAGTAGTCTTGCCCTTGCCTGCCTTGCACTCGATCCCAAGGAAGCGCCCGTTGACACAGGCGATGATGTC